TACCCGCGCGAGCTAAGAGCCTTTACAACAATGGCGGACTGGTTGTAGCCCCCATTTGCCGTTTAGGTAGTTGTTCATCACTCTTCTCCAAAAAAGTTGTCGTGCTTGTAACTATGTTTGACTTTGATTCCTTCGTCTCCGAACACCATGTTTAGAACATAAGATGTTGCAGATGATAGGCAGCCAAGCAAAATAGCATTGACGATCGTTACATCAAACATAAATAGTTCAGTCCAAGGAGAAAGTAGGAGCAAAAACCAACCGACATGAAATCCCATACACATGGGGCAGTGAAAAACCTTGCCGTAACCCTTGTAGGATTCCTTGTGAGGTCTTAGTTTTTTTATTACGGGCATGTCGCTATAGACTAAAATTTGTGTTAGTCCGTAGGCTATGAGGACGAATAGTATAAGTTCCATTTATTTCTTTACCTGATTGTTGTTGAATTTATTAGATAAGTATTTTTGAAGCTCATCATTGACATCTGGAATAGGAGATAGATCGTCCATACTTTCCATTGCCTTCAATAGATCATTAATAAATGCCACCTCAATTGGGTCATCTACAATTTTAGACACATCATCATCGACGTTTAGCCTGTCTAAGCCAGTCGCTGATTTAAAAGAATCTTCCGCACCATATAACTTGCCTACAATTTCTTTGGCGTCTTGAGCACCCTTCCAAAGCGAAAAGATGTTGCTAATAACCGGGATTTGTTCTATTGCTGCTTCAGCAGCTTTCTTACCTAATTCCTTGCCAGCCTCTTTAGCTCTATGAGTTTTAATAAGCTTTCTTAAATCTCCGACTGTTTCAAGAGGTGCCTCTTGCAAAACAAACTTGTCCCAACTTTCCATTATGACTTTCATTTCATTTGACATAACGGGCTCCTAGATTGTATACATGTAAGACATGGTGTAGGGATCTCGCACATAACCCTTGCGGATAGAACCTTGCTCAGCGCGCTGGGGCACCTCGCCAAGTTCTGTTGATTGCTCTTTGTCTGGCTCTGTGTTCTCTTGCTCAAAACCTGCGACTGCGGCTTCTACCGCCTCAAAGTATGGACGCTCTTCTGTGATGAACTTCTCAATGCTTACAAGCGCAAACTTGGCTGCGTTTAGTTTGCCGTCCGCTGCTTCTTGTAGTGTTGCTTCCATTGCGCCGTAGAACGAGCCACCTTGAACAGATTCCATAGTAATGATACCTTTGCGAGCAAGGTGGTTAAACAATCGGTTTTGTGCGCCGTAAGTAAAGTCGGTCATTGTTTGTTTTGGAAAAGCGGTAATCTTTTTGTCTTTTCCAGAAAGAACGATGTCTATGTCCCCGTGGTCAAAGATCATTAAGTCTCCATTGAGAGACTTACGAATATCTAGTTCCAAGGTTATCGTGGGGGGAGGAGTCTTTGGTCTAATCGTAACCTTGACTGGCTCTGGGATTGGGACAATCCTAACTGTTACTGCCACTGTATATCTCCTTTACTAGTTCTTGCGTCTTCAAAATAGTGAAGAGGGTCGCCTCATTAAGAGTTGTTTCGTTTGCTAGTTTTTGCAAGCGCTCCTTGACCAACTGAGTTTTCTTGGTCATCTCCGGGTCACTGGCGACCTCTTCTATCTCTGTTGCCTTCTCTAACGACTCTTTCAATCTGCCGAGTTCGCGGTTGAGGTAAATCTTCATCTCCAAATCATCATTTGAAAAAGAAGAGATATATCTGTTTAGTAGCTCTTTCTGTTCAGATAGAAGCTTGCTATCGTATTGCTCATTGAACTTCTTAACAAAAGTAGAATAAGTTAGTGAGTCAATAGACTTCATTTGTGCTTCTTCCAGCACACCACACATTTCGTGGGAAACCCTTGCTTCAAGAATAACTGACTCTTTCGGCGAGGATGTATTAAACATCTTTGCGATCGTTGCTAAAGACTTGTAGTTTGGAACAAAATTGTTGAAGGTCTGCGGTGAGAGATCTCTATTGATGTCGTTTATGATCTCTGTCTGCTGCTTGAACAGACCAGCCGGATCAATAAGGTGCTTGGCGACCTTTGCTGCTTCTATAATCTTCTGGCTTGTCTTTTCATTAAGGTTTTGGTTTTCATAAAGGGAGCGATAACACTCAAGATCTTTACGAAGAAGAGAGTCCCCGGCAAAATGTTTACGGACAATTGAAATAACCTTGTCTTTTCTTTCTTTGTCGCCTTTGATTATGGCAACGGTCGCCTCGCGAGAAAGAGCCTCAAAAACAAATGCTGTATTTCTCTTTTTGTTGTGTTTATTCTTCATTGTTATTCTCCGTTGTTTTCGCCTCTAAGCTCTCTATAAGCATCTTTACAGAGTTGCTGACCTTGAGTAAGGCAACTTCGGCTTCTTCATCTCCCAAGTAAGTAGGTTCTTTCTCTTCATAAATACCCCTTGATAGGGATCTTAGCTCTGAGGCTCCAAGGTTATTGGTTCTGTAGGTATTCATTTCTGGCGTTGGGATGCTCGTATAGTTTCTAGTTCTTGCGCCTTGTGGTCTTTTGTCGGTTGCTACCTTTTGGTAGGTCTTGCCCTTAGAGCCCTTGGTTAAATATTTTTTACCTGTTCTCGCACGATCACCAAGAGATGGTGCTAAGCGCGGGGAGTTGCGAGATCCCGGAGGTGCCGCGAGGAGCGGGCTGTCGTCTTCACCCCCACCTTCATCGCCGCCCTCATCGCCGCCAAGATCGAGGTCGCCCCCCTCTTCGCCGCCAAGATCAAGTTCACCAGCTTCGCCGCCACCGAGATCAAGACCACCTTCACCTCCACCCCCGCCAGCGGCGGCAGCTTCGGCGACCGCCTCAAGTGCTGTATCGTGCTTGCGATCGTAATACATTTCGCGCTGATTGCGCAAGAACTCTTCGTGAGACATTCCAAAGATGTTGTCGGCAACCCAGCGGCGAGAGAAGAAGCCTTCTGTCGCTGATGCTGCGATGTCGAACTTAGTCTTCCAATGTTCGAGTTCTTGTAGTTCGGCAATCTTGCTTGGGTTATTTAGGGAAAGTTTGAATCCTATGAGATCGTCCCCTCTATACCCAAGAGTGTAAAGATGAATAATACCAATCTTTTCTAGTTCGTGAATGGCTGTGCGTTGTAGGCGCTGGATGGTTCGTGCGAAACGAATGTCCTTGGTCGCCAATGTTGTTTTATCTTCTGTCGCACCTTCACCCATAGTAAGATAGGACTGCGGAACCTTTAATGCGGAGAACAGCTTGTCGCGAAGATACTTGACATCATCGATCGCGGTTGTGTTAGTTCCTCCAGCAAGGTTTTGAATGTCTGTGACAGAACCAGCGCGAACGGGGAGGTAGTAATCCTCTTCGATAGACATTGGGTTATAGCGAAGATCGACCCTGCCTGTGTCCTTATCTACGATTGTGTGTCGCTTCAACTGGGTCACAATCTTTTGCATATACTGCTCAACCTCCTGTGGCGGGATTGCGCCAACATCAATCTTAAAGACCTTTCGCTCTGAGGAACGAACAATGCGGTAAGCCATCATTGCGTCTTCCATTAGCGTAAGTTGACGCCAGATGCGTCGGGCAGGCTCTAGAACTGATGTTCCGTAAGGAGCATATTTATCGTTACCAAGAATACGGAAGTGCGCAATCTGCCAGTTTTCAAAAGTCATACCGGCAGTGTTCCACTGGTATTGGACATAATTTGGATTTGTAGCATCCATACCCTCAAGGCGTTCAACTTCTTGGAGCGGAAGGGCAATGGTGGACTTAACTCCAACCTCATCATCAAGATCCAAATAGAGAACAAAATCTCCGTATTTACACATTGTCCGACACCAACCAAAAAGATTGTATTCTATGTTCATTACATTTTTGTAAAGAATTCTTAAGACTGCTTTGATTTCGTCATTGGCACAACGAATGTTCAACATTGGAGACAAATCAGAAAAAGTGGTCATCTCATCTGCGTAAATGTCTAGTGAAGAGGCAATCTCGGGTGTGTATTCCATCTGATCGAAATCAATATAACGTTCGGAGCGGCGCTGGTTTGCGATAGCATTAGCTGCGATGGTGTCTAGCGGGTTATAAGATTGCTTCTTAAATTGCTGACCAGAGGCAGAACGGAAACGAGAGGAGAATTTGTCCAAATGCTGCTTGCGAATCTTGCGTCCAGACTCTGAGCGGTAGTTGATGATCGGACCAGAGAATAAACGAGTGAGAGCCTTGAATAATTGAGACTCTCTGTTTACTGGGTTGTTACCTTGTTTCGGATTACGGGGTGCCATTTATTTACTCACTTTATTATCCACATGTATTGGGAATATGTATTTTTTGCTTCGTTCATTTTACTAGTTTGATCCTCTCCTGTGTAGCCTATTTGTCCCTTAATCTGGGTATTTAAAACCGTCCTTGAGGTTATGATGGCGTCTACAAAAGCTTTCTGATAGTTTAGGTCACGAGCGTTTGATTGTAGTGCTGTGTCTTTAACCCAGCAGCAAATCGCAAGAGCCATCACTAAATCGTCGTTATATCCTCGCATCGATTGTGGCTTGCCGTTATACCAAATGAATGTTCTAAATTCATTTGCCAAACGAGAAGAATACGTTTTAATTAGTTTGTTTCTCATAAACTCTTCTAACTTGGCTACAATCAGTGGTCTAGTCTTTGATGTAGTCGAAAAACCAGCGATAGCTCCACTATTGTATTCTCCTTGATGCTGGTCAATGTACTCGTGTGTAGACTTGATGGAATAGTAAAGGTTTGGGTAATCATACTCCACAAGCTTATCAATCACTGTGTATCCGATAGAGTTGTTTTCCACTACCATCATCGCATTTCCAAACTCTCGACCCACTTGGTTTAGCATATTGGCATAAAGATCGGGCGTTGGCTTGCCCTGGTATTCTCCAATGATCTCCATTGTCTCAATCTTGAGAATGTGGAATGTGGAGCTATCGGCGCCATCACCTCTTGCTACGTCGGCAGCCATAACATAGTTACAAGTTGGATCGTATTCTTCCCAAATCCAAAAGTTTCTATCAAAGCCGGTTTTGTGCTTTGGTTCTTTTACATTTGCCAAGATCCATTCTAGATTGTCTGGATCGATAACAGTTTCACCAGATGTGTTGAAGTTACATTCTAACTCCTGAGCAATCTGGCGACGGTTCATATTTCTGGTTTCTTTCTTGAACCATTGTTCGTCGCGTTCGGGATGGACATCCCACATAAGAGTTGTTAGATTAAAATTATTTTCATTGCTCTCGGCACCAACGCAAGTTTTGTGGAACCAGTTACCAACGCCGTTGGGGGTTGAGATGGCGATACAGCGACCACCCGTGGATAGTGTTGGATACAGACCAGTCCAGAGACCCTCTAATCCTTCAATGTGTGCTGCCTCATCAAGAACTAGAAGTGATAGTGCTTCTGAGCGACCAGCATCGCCTGAAGTAGAAGCAGCTTTGATTGAAGAACCATTGGACAACTCAAAAGACGTGCGGTTGTCTGTCGTGATGCTTGCTATCCTGATCCAGTCAGGAAGGTTCTTCATTATGTTTTTGACTTTGCGAACCAAGTTACCTGCTGTTTCAAACTTGGTAGCCATAACGAGGATGGCTTTGTCGCGATGAAACAGCATCATCCAAACAATGTAACCAGCAGTAATCGTTGAGATTCCTAGCTGGCGACCCTTGTTGATAACATTGAAGCGATAATCGTTGAAGTCATTTAGTAACTGATCTTGATAATCATAAGTCTTAAACAACATAAGCCCGTGCATCGGGTGAGAGATACGGGCATAGTTTTTAAGAAAATAAGAGGGATCTTTGCCGCACTTAACGACTTCTTTGAGTATCTGCTTTTTTGTTAGTCTCGGCATTCATCTTACTTTTGCGACTTTCATCTCTGCTAAAGCCCCGTCAATTCTTCGAGCACCTGATCTAGCATACCTACGATGTCTCTTCTTCCTTGGGTATGCGCTATGGTGCGGGCTGCCTCGATTGCGGCTCCCAGATCGGTCTCTGCTGAAGCTGCCGGATCAACACCGGGCTCGATCCCACCTGTAAAATCGATCTCGCTGGCTTCACTCATCTCTTCTTTAATAATCTGCCTTAGTCTTGCTTTTGTGATTTTCACTTTTTGTCTCCTGAGTTTTTGGGTCTCTTATCGTTGGGTGGGCGAGTGCCCAAACCACCTTGATCTAGGAACTTCTTCCAATCGGCGGAAAGGCGATCTTCTGTTGCCTCGCCAACAACTGCAACCTCTTCCATTCCGCCGACTTTGTAGTGCATCTTGGCTGTGACCCAAGAGCGAACTCTGGAAGAGTTTTCTACGCGAATGTCGATCTCGCCTTCCGGCTTGAGAGAGATAGTGCCCCCACCAAGCTTGCGAGCCTCTTTCTTCAGGAACTTTACGATGTCTGCCATCTGTTGCTCCACATCTGCCTCAAAGCCATTAGCATACACTTCCTGCAAACGAACTTCGGACATGTAAGATAGGCACATCATAGGTCCATAGAACTTCACATTAAAGCCGTCCAT